TAGGGAAAGAAATCCCTCAAAGAAAAGGAGTAATCAAATGGCATTAACAAGAGCTTTTTTAAAAAGCATGACACTTACAGACGAGCAGGTTTCCGCGATTATCGAAGAACACTCTGCAACCGTTACGGGTCTCAAGAACGAGATTAGTAAATACAAAGAGGACGCAGAGAAAGTCCCAGACCTCCAGAAGAAATTGAAGGACTATGAAAAGGACGACTGGAAAGGCAAGTATGAGAAAGAACACGCAGGTTTTGAGAACTACAAAGCCGAGCAGGACAAGAAGGCATCGTACGATGCGAAAGAAGCCGCATACAAAAAGATGCTTGAAGATTCCGGCGTGTCCAGTAAAGTAATTGGCCTTGCATTAAAAGCGTCAAAAGAAACTATTGATAATTTAAAAATCGGAACTGACGGGAAATTTGAGAACGCAACAGAGGTAGAAAAAGGCATCAAAGAATCGTATGCCGATTATATTACAACCGAAACGACTCAAGGCGCTAACGTATCAAATCCACCGGGAGGAGAACCGGGGAAAATGACCAAGAAAGAAATCATGGAAATTAAAGATGCAGGCGAACGTCAGAAAGCGATTGCGGAAAATCACGAACTTTTTGGATTTTGAAAGGAGTAGACAATGCCAGGAATAACCACTAGTACTGTATTAAATACAGATAGCGCTCTCAAAGCGAGAGAAATTGATTTTGTAACACAATTTGAAAAAAACTGGGATGCATTAAGAACCATCTTGGGAATCTTTAGACCTATTAGAAAAGAGCCGGGCACTAGCTTAGTAACCTACGAAGCACAGATGAAAGATGAGGCCTTACAGGGCGGCGCAAGCGTAGGTGAGGGTGAGGCAATCCCTTTTACGCAGTTTAAAGTTGTGGAAAGCAAGAAAGAAGATATTGTTGTAGAAAAATACGCTAAATCTTTAACTCTTGAGTCTGTGGCAAAATGGGGCGCAACGGTCGCAATCGAAAAGACAGATGATGCCTTTATGGTTGAGCTGCAGAACAAGGTTTTAAAAGATTTTTACACATTTTTAAAAACGGGAACATTAAAAGGTACGCAGAAGAAATGGCAGAAAGCACTTGCGATCGCAAAAGGTGCTGTACTCAACAAATTCGCAGGCATGAACAGAAATGTAACCGAAGTCGTAGGATTTGCAAATGTAATGGATTTTTACGACTGGTTAGGTGATAAAGAGATTACTGTGCAGACAATGTTTGGATTGCAGTATATCAAAGACTTCTTTGGTTTCTCTACACTGTTCCTCCTCCCTGACGCCTACATCCCGGCAAAAACTGTTATTGCAACACCTGTAGAAAATATTGACTTGTATTATATTGATCCCGGCGATAGTGATTTTAAAAAACTTGGCCTGGACTACACAACATCTGGCGAAACAAATCTGATTGGATTCCACGCAGGCGGCAACTATACAAACGCCACAGGCGAAACATACGCCATTATGGGCATGAAGCTGTGGGCAGAATACCTTGACGGTGTTTGCGTAGTTACTGTCGGAACCACAGAAACTATCCCAGAAGTATCAAGTGCCGTTTCGGAAGTAAGTTCGAACGGAAAATAAAAGGGGATGATTGAGTGCTTTATGAAATCATGAATCACATTCACAATTTCTTCCCGGTCAAAGGGGCGGCAATCACGGGAGAAATAACAATCGGAGATTGGATTTTTGACACGCTTAATTTTGATGTAGGCGTGACAGAAGATACTAAAGACCTGCGTTATTCTACTACCGCGATTCGCCTCCCGCTACAAGATGGGCAGTACTATTTAGTAAGCGGCTCTATCTTTAATGACGGGGTTTATCAGTACCACAAAGGAAATACTGCTCCGTTACAGGAGGAGACTTTTAACGGCGTAGTTGTTCCGCTGGCTATCCCCAAACCGTTTTTGTCACTGGTGGACGAAATCAGCGAGTGGCAGGCGAAAAACGGCAATTTAGGAGCGTATCAGTCGGAATCGTTTGGCGGATATTCGTACAGCAGGGCAACAAACAGTAAAGGCGAGACCTACACGTGGCAAGATGCCTTTAGGGCACGCCTGAACCCATGGAGGAAAATGGCATGAGTTTAATCAATGAATTTTTACAAGATTGCATACTCATGGATAAAAAGCGTACTTCTGACGGCGAGGGTGGATTTATCACCGAGTGGGTCGAGGGCGCTAAAATACAGGCGGCAATAGTCCGTGACACCTCCATGTCTGCCAGAGTGGCGGAAAAAGAGGGTGTAACAGCAACATATACAATTACTACAGCTAAAACAGTAAAGCTGAGCTATCATGATGTATTAAAAACAAAAGACGGAAAAATTTTTAGAGTTACATCAAATGCAGGAGAAAAAGAAACCCCTGCGTCGTCTAATTTAGACATAGCACAGGTCATGGCGGAGAAGTGGGAGTTAACGTCATGACTCCAACAGCGGCACTGTATCAATTTTGGTCGTCTTTCGGCATAACTGCATATCCGTCTAACAGGGTGCCGGAAGATACCGCATTTCCTTTTATCACATACGAACCAATTATAGCAAATTGGTGGACAGGTGCGGCCGCCGCTAGCGTCGTAAATGTCTGGTACCACACAGAATCTGAGGCAGTCCCAAATAAAAAGGCGAAAGAAATCAGTGACAGATTGCAAGGAGGAACCACGGTCAAGTGCGATGATGGAATCATTTTTCTGTCGCAAGACCAGCCTTGGACTCCTTTAGTCGATGAAGCTGACTCGTCAATAGTACGCAGATACACAGTAATAACTATGCAATTTATAACTATTTAATGAGGTGAGCAAATGAAGTATACGCAGGTACCTTCTGACCTTTTCAAAAAAATACAGATTAACGCCGGTATTATTGTATCAGCTTTTGAGCCGGAAACGGGTGCCATAACAGCAACTAACATCCTCATGGCAACCAGCGGCGGTTGTAGCTTTAGCGCGGAGCCATCCTTTACGGATTTCGGGGAAGACATTGATAATGTGCCTAAAAACACGATGGAACTCAAGGAAATCGAATCTATCGAAGTAAAATTATCAGGCACAGCCGTTACAATGGATACCGCACAGGCTAAAAGTTTTATGGCGGCAGCAGACGTAGCGGGAAACAAAGTAACACCAAGGGCAGATTTAAAGGCAGAAGATTTTAAGGATATTTGGTGGATTGGCGACTATTCGGACGAAAATTCCGGGGATTCCGCCGGATTTATCGCAATCAAAATTATGAATGCACTCTCAACGGGCGGATTTAAGATTAAATCAGATGATAAATCCAAAGGAAATTTTGATTTCGAATACACAGGACATTACAGCATTAAGAACGCAGAGACAGTACCTTACGAGGTTTATATCAAAACAGGCGAAGCGGCGTAGGAGGTAAAGCATGAAATTATCAGAATTAACAGTAGAACAGGGTTTAGAAGCCATTGCGAACTCCCTCGAACATATCGGTAACATTGCAGACGATGATGATGCGCTCAGCCTGTGCCAGAAGCTTGTACCGCAGGAAGGGGAGAAATATATCAAAGTCTTTGCTAGGGGTGCTAAAACAGCTCCTAGGCTGTTAAAAACACACAAAGATGATGTAATTGGAATCTTAGCAGCGTTTGAATTGCAGAGTGTTGAGGAATACAAGAAAAAGCATAAATTAATGGACGTTATCAAAGGCATGGTTGACCTCATCAATGAGCCGGAGGTACGTCAGCTTTTTTTCTCAGCGCCAACAAGCGCAGCAGAAGAACCCTCTGGCGATGCGCAGGAGAATACAGAGGAAGAAGCGTAAAGGGATTCTTGCTGTACGTCAAGGCTAAGATTTTAGACGACACAGAGGAATTAATTTACAAACGATACATGGCCGATGGGCTGAAATATGTAACCGAAAGCATTTCGCAGGCGTTCGGTGGGAAATATCTCTATGTATCATTTTTTGATTTAATTAATAGCGATAAAAAGCAAACAGTAACAAAGACTGGCGAAGAAATAGCCGCGGACGTCATTAAAAAAGCCGGATTGGTGGTGATGAGTGATTGAATGTGATGGAATTGTTTGTCACTCTGGCAATCAAAGACACCGCATATAAGCAGGGGCTGAAAGACGCAGAAGGTAACGCCAGCTCGTCCACATCAAAAATTGGCGGGGCATTTAAAGCGGTCGGGAAAGTAGCTAAAACAGCTATGGTGGCCGGCTCTGCTGCCGCCGTTGCATTTACAAAAACATCAATAGATGCCGGAATGAATTTTGATACTGCAATGTCTCAGGTAGCAGCTACCATGGGAACAACCGTAGACAAAATAGGGAACGTCAAAGCCAAGGCTGAGGAAATGGGGCGCACAACAAAGTACACCGCAACGGAAGCGGCGGAAGGAATGAATATCCTTGCTCAGGCTGGCTTGTCGGCGGATGAGCAGATTAGCGGTATCGGAACGGTACTTAACCTTGCCTCTGCCGGTGCTATGAGTCTGGAAGAATCGGCATCATATACTGCCGGAGCTGTAAAAGGCTTTGGTGACTCGATGAGTAACGCATCTTACTATGCCGATTTGATGGCAAAGGGTGCTACTCTTGCTAATACGGACGTAAGAGGCCTTGGAGAGGCTTTTTCCGGTTCTGCTGCCACAGCGAAAAACTACGGTCAAGCGGCGGACAGTGTCACGCTTTCCTTACTTCGCTTGGCAGAGCAGAACGTGACAGGCTCCGAGGCATCTACGGCATTAAATAGGGCAATGGCGGACTTATATACTCCGACTGATGATGCATCAAAAGCTTTAGATCAGTTAGGTGTATCCGCCTATAAGTCAAACGGCGAGGCAAAAGATTTTAACGACCTCGTAGACGAGCTTAATGGCTCTTTGCAGGGTATGACAGCGGAACAAAAAAACAATGCCCTTGCAACGATTTTTACAACGCAAGGCTTACAGGCGTTTAATAAAATGACCGCATCGAGTGATGCGACTGTGCAAAAATTTTGGAAAGGAATACAGGATTCTTCCGGCTCCGCAGCACAACAGGCGGCTACGCAGTTAGATAATTTGCAGGGCGACATAACCTTGCTATCTAGCGCCACAGAAGGCCTGCAACTTGCTTTTTATAATACCTTTTCGGGTACTATCCGTGGTGCCATCAAAGGTATAACAAGCGAGGTTAGTGGATTAGCTGAGGCGATGGAATCTGGCGGCATAAGCGGCGCCCTTTCCAAACTGGCGCAAGATGCGATTAATTTTAGCGGCCAGTTGCCGGGGCTGACAAAAATCGGCGGCGACCTCATAAACGGTTTAATTTCAAGCGTTACTCAAAATTCTGGCAGTATTACAACTGCTGTCAGCCAACTGTTAAATAATCTTGCCTCTACGATTTCCACAGGGCTAAATGTATTTACATCGGTCGGAGTTAATTTGCTGACGACTATCGCTAACGGCATGACTCAGGGCATCCCGACCTTTTTGGGGCAGGCGTTGCCGATGCTGACACAATTTACAGAGTCATTGAGGAGCAACGCAGGCAAATTGATAAATGCAGGCCTGACACTTATCCAGAATATTGCTCAAGGGCTGATTAATTCTATTCCTGTATTGATTGCATATGTACCTACAATCATAACGAATTTGGCTGGCATTATTAACGATAATGCGCCAAAAATCCTTGCAACAGGAGTAACAATCATAACAAATTTAGCGATTGGCTTAGTTCGTGCGATTCCGTTATTAATTGCTAATTTACCGAAGATTATCACAGCAATCGTAAGCGTATTTACAGCGTTTAACTGGTTTTCGCTTGGTAAAAACATTGTTACCGGCATAATAAAAGGGGTCAAAAATCTCCCTTCTCTTTTAAAGGGTGCCGCTAAAAATGCTGTAAACGGATTCAAGGGAGCATTTAAGGGAAATGGTATTTTATCGGCTGTAAAAGGAGCATTTACTAAGATACCATCGGCTGTTAAAAGTATCTTTACTAAGGCAGTATCCCTTGTAAAAAGCTTCCCTGGACGGTTTAAGAGCGCCTTAAAGTTTAGCTGGTCTCTTCCGCACCTAAACCTACCGCACCTGAGTGTTTCCGGCGGAAAAGCTCCGTTCGGTATTGGGGGAAAGGGTTCCCTGCCATCATTCCACATTAGCTGGTATAAAAAAGCCATGGAAAGCCCATATGTATTTTCTGATGCCACCTTGTTTGGAGCAGGAGAAGCAGGAGACGAGATGCTGTACGGTCGTAGCAGACTGATGAACGATATCAAAGAGGCAACACAGGGAACGAAAAACGATGTAACTATTAATGTAACTGTAAACGGTGCAGATAACCCGGAAGAATGGGGAAGAAGAATGGCAAGTGAGCTTAGAAGGCAGGTGAAAATGGCATAATGGCAAAGAAAAAGAAAAAGTCTGCTGCTCCTAGCGGTCTGTCTATATCGAGAGACGGTTTGAAATTTACAATATCTTGGAAAATACCGGCGAAAAAATATGAGGATGGACAGTGGCTATGGTATCGTCTACATACAAAAAACGCCGGTGCTTCTAAATGGGATTGGACAAAGTGGAAGAAAATAAATGTAGGAAAATCAGCAACTAAAAAAACGGTAGCACTTAATGCAAAAAATTATTATCCTGTCTCATCAAAATTATTAAACGCGATAGAATTTAAGGTAAAGGGCAAAACAAAAAGTGATAAAAAGCATACCTATACAGCCGCACATTCCACAAAGACATTTACCATTTATGCACCAAATGCCCCTTCCGTTTCTTATTCTCTTGATGATACTGGCGCAAATAAAGGTACATTTACTTGGAATACCTCATACGAGGCAAATGATGCAAGGCATTTTGCAAGGACGCAGGTACAGACCGCATTAATGACAAACTATAAGGGCGCCATTGCAAACGCTCGCTTTGCCAATGCATCCTACACAGGAGCGTCTGGTACATGGGCGATAACAGAGGATGGCTCTCCAACGCAGAACAAGACGTTTTGTCGTATTGTAAGGGTAAAATCGAGAGGATGCGCCGGAGATTCTGGTTGGAGCTATGCGCATCATTATTACAGTATCCCAGAGCGTCCAAACATACAGAGTACAGGGAGTAAAGAGATAGGCTCCTCTAGCCGCTATGTATGGGTAAACTGGGTGCAGGCATCGCCACGGGACCGCCCTGTGGATTCTATGGAGTTACAATACGCCATAGACACGCCAGAAAGCGGAGAGAGGTATACTGGCACATCGTGGAGTACAGGAGTAACTGTTGCGTACCATGATTATACGGTGTCAGCAGATTTTAACACGGACGACGGCATAGCGGAAGACCAGATTATGTGGACAAGGGTGCAAAGTACGCACGATAAAAAATATGCGTATTCCGAGCCACGAGTAGCGGCACGAGGGGCTTTAAAATCCCCGTCATTTGATACGGTATCGGCAACGGGAACAACGCTTACCATCAATAGCGTTGAGCGAAATACAGAGGTTCCTGACGCCAAAACAGCCGTCTGGATGAAAATAGGCAACGAGGAAAAAGGTATTATTGCAATTACCGACAAAGAGGGGACAATCACAGTTGCGTGTCCGGACGTTTCTGGCGGTACCGAATACCAGATTGCGCTCAAAAATTTTACCGGAACTTCCACACCTCAAAATGGAGCGTCTGGCACCACCTACAAACTTAGCCCCCTCATGCAGTCTGGGTGGATTTATTCGGAAACAAGAAAGATTGCAGTCCCACCGAAAAATATAACTGCAATGGCGGTGGCATCTGATACCGTGGAACTAACATGGGATTGGTCGTGGAAAAATGCGGATGCGGCTACCGTTGCGTGGGCAGACCACGAGGACGCATGGATTAGTACGGAAGCCCCAAGTACTTATGACGTGGAGGACAGGGAAACCACGTGGCATATCGGGTCCCTAGAATCGGCAAAAACATATTATTTCCGCGTAAGATTGCGGGATACGTCCGGGGATGAGGAAGTGTTATCTCCTTGGTCTGATACGGTTTCCGTATCTCTGAGTGAGACCCCAACAACTCCTACGCTTGCAACGACAGAAAATTATCTTGCCCTGGACGATACAGTTATTTGCAGTGTTGGCTACACCGGAAACAGCAAAGCTAGCATAAAAATAGCGGAAGCGGTTAACGATGAGCCGGTTAAAGGCAAAGATGGAAACGTCGTTGTTTTAATGATGTCTTCCGGCATGGAGACATTATCGGAAACTATTGAAAACATTAATAAAATCTATACTGCAAGTGGTCTTTTGAGCAATCTGTGGAATGTAGGAGAAATCCATTATTTAAAAGCAATGGTTACAGCACAGGGAGGCAAGGAAGGTGCATGGTCAGATTCTGTGGCTGTTGAAATTGTTGCAAAACCTGCAATAGACAGCGTTACAACAAATCTTGTTTCGGAAGCAACAGCATATAATTCTGACGATGTTACCACGGAAACGACCGACCAGACAGTGCCGGAATCATCGGAAGGCACAACAAATTATTTGGAGCAGCTACCATTAACGATAGCCCCGTCCTTCGGGGATTCTGCTGGCACAGCAAAAGTAACGATTGTCAGGGACGAGGATTATTATATTCTCCGCCCGGACGGATTAAAGGAACAACATTTTTCCAATGAAATTATTGCTAGTTTTACTGGTAGCGAAACAGACAGCTACGCTATTGACTTGAGCGACCTGATCGGGCAGATGGATGACGGTGCAAGGTACAGCATACAGATTGCATTTACAGATATTTATGACCATGTGGCAGAAAAAAAGATACCGTTTGTTGTGCGGTGGAAACATCAGCCGGAAGTGCCAACGGCCACTGTAAATACGATTGCAGACAACAAAACAGCGAGCATTGTTGTTGCTAAACCAACTACATATGCCGATGGGGATACATTCGACTTGTACCGGATGAGCGTAGACAGAGCAGAATTGATTCTGGAGAACGGAATCTATGGCCAGAAATATGTTGACCCATACCCAGCGTTAAACGAGTACGGCGGCATACTGGTTGTAAACAAAACCGCCAATGGTGACTATATAACGTCGGATAGTTCGTTTGCATGGTTGTATAGCGATTTTTCCATAGAATATAAAAAGGCAATCATTGATTTTGACGGAGAATCCATCGAAATCCAGTACAATATTGACTGTGATAACTCATGGGATAAAGATTTTGAGAGGACAGTATACCTTGGGGGCTCCGTGCAAGGTGATTGGAACCCTGCGGTCACTCGTGATTTAAAAATTGATGCAGTAAGTATCTCACTGACAGAACCAACGATGATTGATCAAATGAGGCGGCTCGCAACGTATCCTGGAATATGTCACGTTAGAACACCGGATGGCTCATCGTTTTCCTGCGATATACAGGTATCGGAGAAAAAAGACCATAGTAACAAAATACGAACAGATTTCTCCCTGACGATAAAAAAAGTGGATTCGGAAGAGCTGGATGCCGTAACTGAAGAACAGTGGAGCGCAGAGCATCCTAATGAGGTGGCGTGATGGATTGGAGCAAAGGATTTTCAGCGAGATATATTTTAACAACAGTTGACCCAAAGACGTGGACAGACCAGAAAGAATTTGAATTTACTGAGGGCAGTATTGACCGGGACAGCACGTCAGATTTAAGGGAATCTGCCTCCGTCACAATGACAGAAAAGATAACAGATAGTGAGTGCTGGGTCCGTATTTACCTGCAAGCCAAACAGGGAGGGTCGGGAGCAAAAGTAGCGCTATTTACTGGCCTGACCGCCTTCCCAGAAAGAAAGCTTGATGGTGTGAGAGAAACTTACAATATTGACTGTTATTCCGTTCTCAAGCCGGCAGATGATGTAATCCTGCCGCGTGGCTATTATGCACCAGCCGGTAGCGGAGCAAAACAGATTAAAAATCTGCTTAATGATTGCATCCCCGCCCCTGTGTATGTCGAAGGAACATCGCCGATAACTACAGATAATATCGTTGCGGAAGATGGGGAAACAAGGCTCACAATGGCGCTGCATATTTTAGATGCCATTGGCTGGCGGATGCGAATACTTGGCGATGGAAGTATTGTTATCTGCGCAAATGATAATAATAGCAGTCTTACGGTGGGAATTAACGCGAACGACATAATAGAGTGTGATGTAACAGACACATTTAATTGGTATGACACACCAAATTGTTTCATGGCGATACACGATGATTACGGAGCGGCTATTGCAAGGGATGATAGTCCAGATAGCTTTTTATCAACGGTAAATCGTGGTAGGGAAGTGTGGAAATCGGAAACAGGCGTTGAATTATCCTCCGGGGAAAGCATAGCGGCTTATGCTGTTAGAAAACTAAAAGAATTGCAGAATCCTGCCAGAACGATACAGTATAGCCGGCGATTTTTCGAGGACGTTCTTTTAGGCGATGTGGTCTTTCTAAATTATCCGAGACATGGCCTTACTGGAAAATTCAGAATAATATCACAAACCTTGTCGCTTGAACACGGATGCCGGACAAAGGAAGAGGTAGAGAGCATTGAATGATTTCATAAAAGAGATTGCCTCGGCAATGAAAGAAAGCAAAACAAAGCCTTACGACACGGTTGCAAAAGTCCTTCGCGTTGACGAAAAAACGGCATATGTCCACATTGACGGTGGAGCAGATGAAACCCCCGCACAGATGGCGATTAATTGTAAGACAGGTGACACAGTAAAAATCCGTGTCAGCGGCGGAAAAGCATGGTTAACAGGAAACATTACAGCACCACCTACGGATGACTCTGTTGCAATTAAAGCGAATAAGACAGCTACTAAGGTAAAGAAATCCTACGAGAACTTTAAAGATGTTACCGAGGAAAACTTTAGCAGTCAGGAAGACAAGATATCAGAGGCTGCTAAAGTTGCAACTAACTTTATGAAATATATCGAAGGACTTGGATTAGTTGTCGGTGATATGCGAGGCAATGAACTTGGACAGAACGCGTTACTTGACGCAAATGGAATGTGTGTGCGCAACAATAACAGCGAAATTGTACGATTTGGAATTACAGATATTAAGGTAGTGAATGAAGATGGAGACCCTGTTTATAGTGGTACTGGTTCTGTTGTAAAGTCACGAAACAACATTGTTGTATCAACACAGCAAACAAAAGATGCAGGTAATACTAATGCCGGTGGTAAGGCTGCGCTTGAATTATATTATGATAGTGCAAAAGATAATATGAGTCTCTCGTTATCTGTAAAAAGTGGAACATCCTATACTGATTTGTACGAAAGCATTGGAAATGGGATATATGCTGATAACTCTAATACAAAGATTGTGTCTTCAGACGTAATAAAGTTGGATGCAGGGAGAATATATTTATCCACCTATTTAGGGACTTGGAGACCATATTTTTGCGCTGGCGATTCGATCAGTGCAACTTTTGGTACTGCTGGATATATTACGAGTTCCGGCAAGGATGTCATTTTTATAATTCCATTATCAAAACCAATAATTGGGAACCCGACGGTAACAGTAACAAGTGTGGAAGGGCTTATGGTCCGACAAAATAATAAGTATTTGTATGGTGGCTCATCAACAAAATATGTCAAACCTAGCAAATATACTGTACACTCAACGCTTAGTGGAGGCTGCATCCATGTATTTGCAACAATGCAAAATACCACAGATGTTACAAACAATAGCCCTTGCGGCATCTATGCTAATATTAAGATAACATTCTCATAGGAGGAATAAAATTGGCTTTAAAAAAAGAAATCCGTCAAAGCGATGGTGTAGTTACTAATTATCACAGAATCTTATATATTCAGTCTACAATCAACAATCATGATTCAATAGCTGTAGTATCTTATGTAGATGAGATTGGTAGAGCTATGGAAAGCAACGGTGACAGACCGTACAGAGCCGCTGTTACATATGAGAAAGAGTATGAAGAGAATATGACTATTGAAGATGCTTATAAGTATCTCAAAACACTTCCAGATTACGAAGATGCAGAGGATATCTGATACAATTTATGCATAAGGAGGCGAGAGCATGATAGCTAGTGGAACAATAATTATTGATGGACAGACATACCGCAAAGGAGATGTTATACACGATTTAGGCGGCTGGGATTGCATAGATACGGACGGAAGTAAGCGATATTACTGGGGAAAGTCTTCTGAGGTAGATAAATTGCCTCATTATGTTGCAAGTGGTTCGACGGCGTTATGCGTAGACACAGGGGAATTATATGGCTTTTACGCCCCTGATAGCAAGTGGTTTTTACTTTAGGGAGGTGTAGAGCATGAGAAAAAGTGGCTTAACGGGAGATGAGGCGTATATACTCTCAAAACGCGGGAAAACAACAGAAGACCTTGGCCCGTTAAAAAAAGAAATTGGTTTGATAAAGGAAGATATAGATAATTTCCCATTTCAGCTAATCAAGTCAAAAAATGAATTTAATTCTGAGTCTGTAGATAACCAAGATGGAAAAAGTCTTTCTGATGTAGGCGCAGTTATTGATGATTCAAATTATAGTGTATCTCATAAAATAAAATGTCAGTATGGAGATACAGTTTATTTGTCAAGAAGGATTAGTGACATATCAGATGAAAGACAGTTCGTGACTGTATGGAATATCTGTGCATACGATTCATCCGATAAATTTCTTGGAATTAGTACAAAAGGTAGCTATGCAGTCCCTCCAAATACAGATCATGTTAGGTTTAACTATTGGACTACTTTAGCAAAGACAAGAAAAATCATGTTGTCTTTAAATTCTGATATTACCTATGAAGAATATTTTAGCCCATATTATATTGTTGAGAAAAGCGCGATTGATAATCCAGTAAAAGAATTATTTAAAGATGATGGGATTATAGTTGACAGGAAAATTATAATGCCACTTTACGGGTTATATGTAATGCAAGGGAAATCTGTGCCAGTATTTTTTGACAATATAATTATGCATGGACAAGCTAAAAATTTAAATGTATTTCAGAGCGCAAAGGGGAATTTTCTTGACAATGGTGTATTCCAAAAATCATTAGAAACATTAGAAAAAGGATTCTATCAAAATTATGTTATTGCAAATTCTAGCTACAATACATTGCTAAAAAAGAACGATGATGTAGTAAATAATAGCAGACTTACTGTAGTTGACACAAACGCTGGAAATGGTGTTACCAGAAAAGTGTTAGTAATAGGTGATTCCCTTACAGCGGCAAATGTATGGACTGATAAACTTATTGACCTGTTCGCAGATGATGTAATGAACATTGAAATGCTTGGCACAAGAGGCACTTTGAAAGCACCGAATGAGGGTAGAGGTGGTTGGAGAGCTTGGAATTATGCGTTTGAAAAAGATGCTAGTAATGACGGATTATCTTCAAGTGTCACTAATCCATTTTTTAATCCTGTATCTAATAAATTTGATTTCTCATATTATATGAACCAACAAAATTACACGTCAGTTGATTATATTTTATTGTGCTTGGGGACAAATGATGTTTCGAGAAGCACTCACAACGCAGATGATGATATTTTACTCGCATGGAAGACAATCATTGATTCGATAAAAGCTTTTGATAATAATATTAAAATCCTGATTTGGTTATTGCCTATGCCTTGCGGATTAATTAATGAGCAGCCTAAAAAAGATACGTTTTTACACATGAAAGAGTTGTTGATTAACAAATATGACAATGTGGAAAGTAGACAAATGAATAAAATATATCTTGTTGATGTCGGGTGCTCGGTAAGCCCAACGGATGATTTTAACTATAAAGAAGAACTGATTTCGGAATATGGTGAGGAAAAATGGAAAAGACCGACTGATATTATACACCTTGCAAACAAAGGTTATTATGCAATTGCAAAAAATATACATGCAGGAATTAAAGCCATTGAAAGTGGAGTCATTACTAATTAGTAATTAACTAAAGGAAGCTTTAATTAATTTATAAAAACAAAAGAAAAATAATTTTTAAGGAGGAATGGAGATGGTAGATATCATGTTACCCTTAATAACTTGTATTTTTATAGTTTTTGATTTGGCTAGCGGCGGAGTAGCCGCCTGTGCCAACCACAAGTGGAAATCCTCAGAAATGAGGAAAGGATTGTATCATAAATTTGGCTCAATTATGCTTGTAGTGCTTGCGTATCTTATCGACTACGCGCAGAGATATGTGGACTTAGGCTTTCAAGTTCCTATTGCCGCAGGCGTGTGCGTATACATTATTTTGATGGAGCTTGGTTCCGTCGTGGAAAACATTGGCAAAATTAACCCTGATTTGCTCCCAGACAAGGTTAGAGCGATTTTAGGACTGGACAAAACGAAATAAATTTACGTAATTTTTGCGTGTTTGAGGTGATACAGTGAACAGAAGTTTGATAAAAAAACTCTGGAAATTAGGCGATAAACAATTTATTGATTATGCCTTGTCGTGTGCCCGCTTAACCTTGCGGGAGCGCGAAACTGTACAGTACTTGCTTTTTGACGGATTAACGCAGGAGCAAGCCGCCGAGAAAATGGATATAAGCACGAGAGGATTACAAGGGCTGTGGAGTTGCGCCGTGGAAAAAATTTTGTTAGTTCCCGGAACGATCCCATACATAAACAGCCTTTAAGAAAACTAAAGATGATTTAAAAATTGCGCAGAAATAAGCACACTGTCTTCGTGGTGGTGTGCTTATTTTTTTGAGATAATAAAACTATAAGGAGGGCAGAGAGATGTATCAATATTGGAACCCAAATCCCGCGGCGGCAAAAGTGGGAGATTGCACCGTGCGCGCTATCTCAAAAGCTACAAAGCAAACGTGGGAAGAAACATATATACAACTTGCTCTGTACGGCTTAATGTTGTCAGATATGCCCTCGGCTAACGCGGTGTGGGGTGCATACCTCAAAGATAGGGGGTTTAATCGCTACATAATCCCCGATGAGTACATGACTTGCACTGTCTCAGAATTTGCAAACAATCACCCAGAAGGGGCTTATATATTAGCACTGTCAGGGCACGTTATAGCAGTAATTGACGGCAATTACTACGATACGTGGGACAGTGGAGCAATGACACCTATCTACTATTGGAGGGAAGGAGGAAAATAAATGTTCGGTTATCCACAATATCCACAACAATATCCACAGTACCCGCAATACCCACAACCGGATTATCTTGACCAGCTCAACCGACTAAAACAACAACAGACACCACCCCAACAAATGCAACAGCAGACCAACCCCGATGAACGGATTTGGGTACAAGGGCAGGGCGCGGCGGAGGCATATTTAGTGGCACCAAACTCTTTTGTCCGTTTGTGGGACAGTCAGGCGCCAGTTTTTTACGAAAAAAGAGCAGACCAGACGGGCAGACCGTTTTTAGAGGTGTTTGAGTATAAGCGTAAGGGCTCAAATTCGCCCACAGCGGAGCTTTCACAATCCAACCAACCAACCAACTACGAGGAACGTTTAAACGCCTTAGAAAGGCAAATGGAGACGTTAAGAAGGAGGGTATTGAATGAATCTCAATCCAATGCAGATGATACAGCAGTTTCAACAGTTCAGGCAGCAGTTTCAAGGGGACCCGAAGCAGGAAGTACAGAATTTGCTAAATAGCGGGCAAATGAGTCAGCAACAGTATAACCAGTTGCAAGGTATGGCAACACAGTTTCAAAACCTTTTAAAGGGTTTTAAATAAATAAAAAAGGAGTGATTTCATGGGATTAACAACAGATGGAATGAGCCCGGCAGATTTGGCGGCAGTCACAGGCAACAATAACGGCGCATTTGGCGAGGGTAACGGTGCTTGGTGGATTATCATTCTTTTCCTTTTCATCTTCTGTGGATGGGGAAACGGAAATGGATGGAATAACGGCGGCGGAGGTGCGGTAGATAACTATGTATTAGCTTCTGATTTCGCAACCTTACAGCGCCAGATTGATAGCGGTATTTCTTCCCTTGAGCGCAAGGGCGATGCCATCAACAGCGGTATTTGTGACGGATTTTATGCGATGAATACCTCTCTTCTCAACGGATTTGCAGGAACAAATAGCACAATCCAGCAGAACGGCTATGATACACGAAACGCAATCCAGCAGGGACAGATTGCAGATATGCAGAGTTTTAACGCTTTGCAGGCACAGTTAGCACAGTGCTGTTGTGATAATAAACAGGCTATTGCGGGCGTCAATTACAACATGGCAATGAATTCTAACGCAATCCAGCAGGAAGTTACAAGTGGCTTCTGCCAGACGAATTTTAACAACGCAAACAACACAAGAGATATCATTGACAACCAGAACAACAACGCCAGAGCCATCCTTGATGCTCTTACAGCGCAGAGAATCGAAGCTAAGGACGCTAAGATTGCCGAGCAGAATCAGCAGTTATTTGCGGCACAGTTAGCGACTTCTCAGGCATCACAGAATGAAACATTGAAGGCATATATGCAGGGTCAGTTTACTTATTACAACCCTAGACCGGTTCCAGCTTTTCCGGTTTCCGCACCATATCAGTACGGTAACTGTGGATGCAATACCAGTTGCGGATGCTAAAATTTTATAATTAGCAGCTTCCTGCGTTGACGGGATTGTTCGGCTTGTGCCGATGATGCTTATAGCGGCGGGGCAATCGTTCCGCCGTTTATTATTAAAAAAGGAGTGATAACGTGGCAGAATTTACTAATAGCAATATTGTAACCGTGGCAGCGGGGCAGAATTTACCGCTCACAGAGACAGCCGTAAAGTGCGGTAGCTGTATTACACACCGGGAGGGGGCAGGAATTGTGACCCTTAGAGGCCTTACAAACCAGTGCAGGGCGCGCTATAAGGTCAGCTTCGGGGCTAATATCGCCATACCTGCCGGTGGAACTGTGGCACCTATTTCTATTGCCCTGGCAATCGCCGGAGAACCATTAAATAGTGCGACAGCAATCGTAACACCTGCGGCCGTAGGCGAATATTTTAATGTATTTACGGCGGCATTTATTGACGTGCCGCGCGGATGTTGCATAACAATCGCAGTCGAAAATACATCTACGCAGGCAATTAATATAGCCAATAGCAATTTAATCGTCGAGAGAGTAGCGTAAAGGAGGGTGAAAAATGGAATCATTACACAAATTAAAAAAGATGATGTGCAGAGAGCTGGACGAGATTTCAAACAAAGGCGATATGAGCGCTGGGGATTTGGAGGCAGTCCACAAATTGACAGACACAATTAAAAATATTGACAAAATCATGTATCTGGAAGGTGACAGCGAATACAGCCGCGGCGGCGACTGGAACACGTCAGGAAGATACAGTCGCGGGCGTTATCCTGACATGGATTACGACGACTATAGCAACGCTCGTAGAGGTCAGCATTATGTGAGGGGCCATTACTCTTACAATGATGCAAAAATGCAGGTAAAAGAGACCATTAAAGACATGATGCATGACGGAAATCTGTCTAGTACAGATCAGGCAGCACTAGGCAGAGCATTAGCAGAATTAGACCGATAAGAGAAAGGAGTGCCGCAATGATTAATATGGACGAAATTAATGCCGAAATTGCGGCATTAGAGGCAGGAAAAACAACCTACGCCACTTGCGAACGGCTTTCGATTTTATACAATGTACGCAACAATTTAATGAGCAATCAACAACCGAACCAACTATCTTCCAACACATCATACTACTCTTATAGTTCCGAGCCGGATTCTGAATTTAAAGAAATCGCTCGAAACGCAGACTTTGAGCACTTATTACGCGTGCTTGACGAACACATGAAAGCCATCGAAGCAATGTACCCGCGTGAATATCGGTCAGTTTTGCGAAAAATAAAAGAGGGCGCTTGAAACGTCCTCTTTCTTCTTGTATAATATAATTACTTCTCCTTTATTTCTATCATATTTTGTTATACGGTAACTGACCTTAACCTGGTGGTTACGGCTAGTTACTACATAACTAAATATTAAAAAAATATAATATCCTCCACAAATTCGTTGGGGGATATTTTTATTTCTTTTACAATACTTTTCCAAAACACCTGCTTGCCTTGTTCATCTAACTGCATATACATATCTTTCCAACCGTCAGGAAATTTGCTTTGGATTTTTTTCTTAGTTTCTAGTTCTTCCGTTGCGGCGGTCTGGGATAGTTCTTTTAATTCCTTTGATATAGCCTCATATCTTTCGTCATAGTATTCTTCTGTTATCCTGCCTTTTTCAAACATTTTATTAATTCTTCCCAACTCGCTGGATAATTTTTTCTTTCTCTTTTCCGCATCGTTTCCGCCTGCCTTCACACGACCTTCTGCCCTTAATACATCTAACTGTATTTTTTCTTCGATGTGATTGAGCATATATGTTTCTAATTTTTTTTCTGATCGCGTGTAGGTCTTGTGCTTTTGTGCGACAGAGTGGGGACAGTGATATACTTTGTACTTTTTTCCTTTTTTACCTATTGCACACCCGGAAAGCCTGCAACCGCAAATCGGGCATTTCATCAAGCCGGAGAAAATATAAATACGCCTCCTGCAATCCGTCCAAGTTTTTTGGCTGGATACTTCGTTGATTTTTTGCGCTTGCTCCTCTGTGATGTACGGCTCACAGTAGTTTTTTACTCCATACATTTCGCCGCGATAAGCCGGGCTGGACATAATCTTAACCAGCCTTGTTCTGGTTCTCGCAAAATCGGGGTATTTATTCAAAATATAGTCGGCGGTTCCTGCTTTTGAGAAGGTCTGAAAGTAATGCTCAAACATATCCTCAATTATTCCTCGCGTCTTTTCGTCTTTTACAATCTTTTTCCCTTCTATGCGATAACCTACCGGCACTTTTCCGCCAATATATTCCTTGTTGTTCCGTTTGAATTCCATAACAGACCGTATTTTCTCACTGTCCCTGTCTGCCTCCGCTTGCGCTACGGACAGCATAATATTTACTTTAAATATTCCCTGACTTGTCTCCGTCTCATAGTCCTCCCAGATAGCTCTCCAAGGCACTTTACACGCATCAAGGACGTTTTGTACCTCATAGTACCCTGCAACGGCTCTAAACCACCTGTCAAGGCGCGTGAAGAGTATTATATCAATCTCATGCTTCTTACAGTCCTCAAGCAACTGTAAGAGGGCAGGGCGTTTTGTGTATTTTTTGCGTGCAGATATGCCGGCATCGTTATAAATACCGGCAACCGTATAACCCTGCTCCTCGCAATATTTTTCAAGCGCATCTATCTGCGAATCAACGGACAATCCACTGTTCTTCTGCTCTTGTGTGCTTACTCGCACGTACAAAGCGGCTCTTTTCATTTATTTCCCTTCCTGCCTTCGTACCTCCGGGGCGGGCACTGCTATCTACATACAACTAAGCCTGTCTATTAGCTTTTTTCTAAGCTTTTCGTATTTCTCGGTTATTTCTTCACTGTCCGGAAAGTTAACCAAGCGAAAACAAGCATTTTCAAATTCGTTAACCAATGCTATGTTTTCGTATCTTTTTAATTCTATAGTTTTTTGTGGCAAATCGTCATAAAAAACTTTTAAATCGACACCTAGAGCACCTGCGATTCGTGATAAGGTCTCTACCTTTGGCTTCCTTTTTCCGACTTCGTACTGGCAAATCATGGCAGTTGAAACGCCTAGACATTTAGCAAGTGCCGCCTGTGAAACTCCCTTTTGTAGACGCATAGCTTTGATTTTCCCACCAATAGAGACATTTTCGCCGTGCTGTAATAAAACATCGTAAAAATTGTCAAGCTCAACTTCTAGTGCATCCGCCATCTTCACGATCGCCTCCAATTTCGGATTATATCGTCCCTGCTCATACCCCTGTATAGAGCCAATAGATAGTCCAGCTTTTTGAGCGAGTTCTTTTTGGCTTACCCCTTTGCTTTTTCGCAATTCCTTTATTCTTTCTCCGATTTCTTCCGAATCATCCGCCGTAGATTTCGAAAAATCAGAATAAAAAATATTTGGATTAATTTCTAGTGCGTTAGCTATTTTTGAGACAGTTTCAAATTTCGGAACGGTCTCTTTCTTTTCGTACTGTGCTATGGTCTGTTGTGTTATTCCTCCCATTTTGTCGCCGAGTTCTTTTTGGGATAAGTTGCGTTCTTCCCTTAGTCCCTTTAGCTTTTCTCCAAAATTTTTCATTTCTTTGTATCTCCTCTCTTGATTTAATTCAATTATACACGATAATGACTATTATGTTAAGAAAAAAATACACGAAAATATATCATTTTTTATATTCCACGATATCGCACACCTGACAGTCCAATTTCTCGCACAAATACATAATTGTATCTATATTCACGTTCCTGTCGTGCCGCAGCTTGTTGACCAGTGCCGGGGAAAGATTAAAACTTTCCTTATCTAATAGGTTAGAACGCTTTAGCCCTCTACGTTCTAGTGTGTCCCATAAATTACTATATGAGATGCTACCTTTATATATGTTACTTCTTTTTCTTGCTCGTGTTTCCATTTAAAAAGCCTCCTTTAATCGTTATAAATATATAGTACATTATTTTGAAATAAATATCAAGAAAAAATAATATATTTTCGTGTATTTTTCTCTTGACATAATAGTCACTATCGTGTATAATGTGAGTAAATCAAGAGAGGAGATACAAAGAAATGAAAAAATACAATTTATCAAACATTATGAAAAGAGCATGGGAGTTAGTTAAAAAGGCAGGTCTTTGCATCTCCGAAGGATTGAAATTAGCATGGAAGGAAGCAAAGAACATGGGAGAAACAATGGAGGAAAAGCTTATCCGCCTTGGCTATAAGGTGTGGGAGAAGGGCGATATGAAACGTATCTATATTAATGACTTTCAGAAATATTTGGAAGTCGAAGAAACTAATACGCCAGCAGCAATGGGACGTGGAAGAATCATTAATGGCATCTGCACAGATGAATATAAAAGCTTTGCACAGCGTCAAGCATTAAACCTTGTTGACTGGGGATTTGGAGCTAAATTGTATTACGACTGTAAAAAAGAAGACTGGTTTTGTAAGAATCCAGGAGGAAGTTTAATTAAAAAAATCCTCTGGACAGTTGCCGATAAATTAGAAGTGTTATAATAAATACCCGCCCGGCGGCGGAACCGCCGGAGAAAGAAGGAAAATATGACAGCAGAAGAAAGAAACAAGTACATAGAGTTTATGTACGATTATAAAAATGAATATAATTGTGAAAATTGCCCGGAAAATAGAGGGGATTTTCCGCATGACAGATTACCTTGCGGACAACAAAATTGCTGGGTAACCTGCCACTGTAAGGAGATGTAAATATTATTACCCGCCCGGCGGCGAATTCCGCCGGAGAAAGAAAGACGAGGAGAAATTATCATGTTAGGAATTTTAAGAAAAGAATTAGTAGGAAATATAGTATCATTTTATGAATTAGACGAAATTATGACAGAGTTCGGGTGCCCTTCCGAACTGGACTGGATAAACGATGAGGGCGCGTGGGATGATGTTTTAAAGGATAAAAATATCTTTTATAAAGTTCCTGATTCTGACGACCATTTTGCAATTTCTTTTGAAATTGAAAGCGAGTACAATTCGGAGGAAGAAAGTGCAGATTGCACACTTGTTAATATCGTTAATATAGAGGTTCAGTAATTAAATTCCCGCCCCGGAGGTACGAAGGCAGGCTTTGTACACAATGACGAAAGGGAATTGACACTGATTTATTAGGATGAAAGGGGGAAATGGTATGCAAAAATTCAATAAAAGGAGAAAACTAGATAGATTCTTATCCACCTTGCCTGAGGGCATGGTTTTTAAGTCAAATAATGAGTTTCGAATAAAAATGCCAAACGGATACATTGGCATTGGATATTATTACCATACTTATCATGCATTTGGAGGACATCGTAATTCTGAATACAATACTATACAAGAAAACATAGATGCAGTAAAAGAACTTATTGACAAATATGGTAAAGGAGAGTAGGATATAGATAAGGTTTTTAATAGCTCCATTTTGGGATGTAAATGTTAGCTTAGTTTTGTACCTTAAAAACATTAATAGTTCCATTCTGGAAGGCAAAGCACTTGTTTCGACAGGTGCTTTTTTATTATCTTGAGGAAAAAAGAAAAGAGAGAAGAATTGATTCTTCTCTCTTGTTGGTTGTCCTATTAGTAGACTAATTATTTTAAATTAATAGTTATCTTCTTGTCTGTCCAGAACGAAGCACTATACTCTAAAATCACTTTCTTTGCATCTTTTGGCACTTCGTAATATGCTGTAAAGCTCACGTTCTTTCCTGGAGACAAATTAGTGTTAACAAAATCGCTGTCCCCTATGTATTGCTGCTCGCAAGCTGAATTATCTGCATAGCATTCGCAATCAGATACAGACACATATTTGTCGCCTTTTTCTGCGATGTTTTCGCAAGTAAAGTCTACAGCTACATATTCGCATCCATCTTTTGCAGTAAAATACTCTCCAGCGTCATATCCAAATTCAGCCTTTTTAGCAGTTACTTTTAAACCGTCATTCTCAAAAGATTCGCCAACCTTTACGCTCTCTTTCTCTTTTGTTTCTTCTTTTTTGGCAGTTTCTTTCTTAGCCGCTGTGGTTGCGGTAGTACTTTTTGAAGAATCAGTGGAAGAACTGTCATCGTCACCACCACCCATTGCCATTCCTAAAACAGCCAGAACGATGATAACGATAATTACCCATTTCAACTTGCCGCCCTGTTTCTTCTGACAATGAGGACACACTTTAGCTTTTGCGTCAATCTCTTCTTTACAGTACTTACAAACTTTAGTTTTTTCCTTGCTCATAGTTTCTTCTCCTTTTTATTATTAATATATTAATAATTTGGATAAAATTATACAGGATATTGAATAAAATATCAAGGGATTTGTTGAAAATAATGTCCAAAATGAATAAGTGAGATACGTGCATCATATAATGCAGTAAAGATTTGATAACAGGAGGGGTTACATGGATTACAGGAAAGAAATTATTAAAATGCTTGATATGGCAGATGAGCGTTGTTTGCGGCTCATCTACGTACACATCAAGGCTTTACTAGGGCTGAAATAATCAGCCCTTTTTGTTTTCTTGCATTAGCTCCACCATCTTTTGAAGAACTTCCCAGTCGGATTCATCTAACGCCGAAAGCATCGAAATAAATTTCTTTTTAAAAGAATCTTCCTCGCTTTTCAGTACATCACCGACAAAGTTTTCTATCTGTTCATCTCTTGTTAATTCGATAAACATTTCACCGTTTCCGGTTCGTAGCCAATCCTCATTGACGTTAAATTTGGTACATATGTCCTGTATTGTTCTTTCACTAGGCTGTCTAACCCCTGAACATAATTGTGATACAAAAGCCTGTGATACATTAAGCTTTTCAGCAAAAGCTGTTTTTTTCATTCCAAGACTCTTTATCAGATAATCAATTCTTTCGTTAAGACGATTCATTTTTGACACCTCCTTTCTAATTAGTATAGTACACCATGGTAATTACAAAGTCAACAAAAAATATAACTGAGTTATAAAAAACTGTTGACAATATATCTGGTTTATGGTAAAGTATAAATAAGCTAAGAAACACAAGACGACCACACAGGAGGGAAGCAGGATGAAATTATACGATATTTTAATGGTAATCGACAATAGCACATTAATTAGAATAGTAGTAGCAATGTTTGGTATGGAGTTCGAAGCAGAGCACTATGCGGACTACTTTTTGGGTTGTGAAACGGACGAGCTTTTAGACAAAAGAGTTACTGAAATGAGAGTGACAGAAAAAAATGGGCTTGAAATTATTTTAGAAAATAAATAGCCGAAACGGTCAGAAATGACCGTCTGCCGGAGACGACCTCCCGGTACTGATGATGGCAGGTCAAGAAAGAGAGGTGCTGAAAATGTCAGAAAAAGAAAAACAGATTCTTGAAGCTATAGCAAAAGCTATTACTAATATGTCTGAATTTAATAAAGGCTACTTACTTGGTATGGGCGAAGCAATGGCAAGCAATAAGAAGCAGGAATGTGAAGAACAGAAAGAAGGCGACTAAATGGAAACAAGAAATCTATACAGAGATAATGAGAGAGCAGCCGTGGCTGCATTTCACAATGGCAAACTTCTTTACATAGTAACTTATTTCTTTGGTGCGGATTTATTTGAGCGCGGAAGGGTTACTGTCTGCAACGACGGCACAGTGATAACATCAGGTGATGTAAATGTAATTTAGGAAGGTGACTAGATGAATAATATTCAAATCTTCGAAAACAATGAGTTTGGAGCAATTCGAACCAAGATAATTAATGACGAGCCGCATTTCTGCTTGCCAGATGTTTGCGGAGCGTTAGAAATTAAAAATATCAGTCAGTTAAAAACCAGACTGAATAAAGATGGGGTCATTATTAGTGAGGTCATCGACAGTGTAGGAAGAAAACAAAATGCAAACTTTGTGAACGAACTTAATCTTTACAAAGTAATCTTCCAGAGCCGAAAAGAAAGTGCAGAACGCTTTACTGACTGGGTAGCCGGAGAGGTTCTTCCGTCCATCAGAAAGACAGGTGGTTATCAGAAGCCTGCAACAATAGCGGAGCAGATAGGCTTACTCGCCACAGGCTATGGAGACCACGAAGACCGTATAAAAAACCTTGAGAGCAACATGGTAATTGACTACGGACAACAACAGACATTGCGACAGCACGTCAATAAAGCTGTTTTAAACGCATTAGGCGGCAAGAACACAGAAGCGTATGCATGCATCAGCAAAGTTGTATTCGCGGAGTGTAACAGGGATTTGCAAGACCGGTTTAAAGTTAACAGTCGGAACAACATCCCTCGTAAACGATATGAGGAAGCTATTGACTATGTAGACAACTGGGAACCGAAAACAAACACAAAGTTAAGAATTGACGAATATAACCGTCAACAGAGATTCGAGGTGTAAAGATGAACACGTTAGGAGAAAAACTAAGAAGATTAAGAAAGGCGCAAGGGCTTACACAAGGAGAATTAGCCGAGAAAGTCGGCGTTGGTATTAATACAATAGTTAGATATGAAACCGGTAAAAATTCTCCAAAAGTGGAAATCTTGGAACTTATCACTAAGGAGCTGGGTGCGAAAATAGTTGTGGTACCTGAAAAGGAGTTAGGGGGTGAATAAAAAATGAATGAACCTCCGAGACCAGAGTATGTTGCTAGACTACTCTACACCCTTTTAGGACTACAACAAGGTGTAGAGTATGACAAAGTGTTTTACACTGATAAGGACGGCGTAGAACACGAGGTAAAAAAGGAAGAGCCTTATCATTAAGCTCTTGCCAAATAAAACATAACTAGATTTTACAAAAGACTTGGCGATTTGTCAAGATAGGAGGTAGACATGGCAGTAATGAGAATAAATAAAACGACAGACTATACCGTTATGTCGAATTATCATTTTAGAGAAAAGGGTATGTCTTTAAAAGCAAAAGGTCTACTGAGTCTTATGCTTAGTTTACCGGAAGACTGGGACTTTACAGTTAAAGGACTGGCAAATTTGAATAAAGACGGCGTAGACGGCGTAAGAGCCGCATTAGAAGAGTTAAAAACATTCGGATACTTGAAAGTGACTCGTGAGAGAAACGAAAAAGGACAGGTAAGCGGTACAGTTTACGACATTTACGAAAAGCCAACACAGGAAAAACCTGTATTGGAAGAACCTAAAGAGGAAAAGCCTATATTGGAAAAACCAACACAGGAAAAACCTATACAGGAAAATCCAACGCAATTAAATACTAAAGGAATAAAATACTTAAATAATAAAATACTTAAGGAATCAAGTACTAAAGGAATAAAAGAGAGTGTGCGCACGAAGGAGCCAGAACAGTATTTCGAGGACGAAGAACTTAACTGCAAGTTTTTGGAATTTCTTGCTATGCGTAAGAAAATCAGAAAGCCAGTAAGAACAGACAGAGCCTTGAAAGCTTTGCTCAAAAAATTACATGAGCTGTCTGGCGGAGATTTGGGAATGATGAAAAAAATCATAGACCAGTCATTGGACAAGGAGTGGTTAGGATTCTTTGAGCTGAAGACAGGTAACGTCAGCACGAAGAACATTAACGACCGACTGTACGGAGATATACAGCACTGGGCAGCACAGAAAGAACAGGAGGGAGGCGGAATGTATGACGATTTCGGAGTTTTCTAAAATCGTAGCCGCACTAAAGACCGTTTACACGGCTCCGGGATTTGTTCCCAACGAACAGGCGTTAGACATGTGGTACCGCCTGGTAGGCAAGAACAACGATTACCAGACAATAAGCGTGGCGGCACAAATGTACATGACAACCGGAAAGTTTCCACCGACACCGGCAGATATTTTGGAGTGTGCCAGCAAGCTCAAGGCAGAAAGCAGCTATCTGAGTGAGCAGGAAGCATGGGCAACAGTGGCAAAGGCGTGCAGTAATGGGATTTACGGCTACAGAGAGGAGTTTGACAAACTGCCCCCTACGTTGCAAAAGGCAGTAGGAACGCCACAGACGCTCCATGACTGGGCGGTAGTAGATTCAGCGGACTTTCAGACGGTCATACAGTCAAATTTCCTTAGGAGCTACAGAGCGGCGTTAGAAGCACAAAAGGAGATAGACAAGTACCCACCGAAGCTCCAAGAAATGATAAGAGCGGCGGGAGCGATAGAGCGGAAAGAAACAGTACCAGAACTACCCACACTGGGAGAAATAGTTGGGCGGTTAGAACAGGATAATAAAAATTATACCCCGGAACAATGTAGTGGAGCGTTGGGGGATTGGATAGCAGAAAAGAAGGAGAGATTAGGTTATGAATAACACAATGATTAGCGTAAACGGCTTTGCGAAAAGAGAGTATGAGGACGTCTTGGAGAAAAAAGGTGTAATTCCTGCAAATGTTGTAATCACAGTCGAGGACAAGGCGATTGCAAGAGTTATTTTAGAGCTATTTAAAGACAAGGTACAAAAAACAGGCGTTTTGCGGATGAAGGAAATTGAAGCTTTTGCCCGCGGATACAACGAATTGAGCAAAAGCATTGAAGCGGCATGGGGAGAAGAAAGCGAGGAGAAACATGGCGGAGTGGTACGTTGACCCAGTCAAGGAATACCTAAAAAGACAGCGACTTGAGGCGGAATATGAGTGCAGAACAGCACACAAAGCAATCAAACGAGGTGCGGCAAACTACAACGAATACGAGAGATATGAGGAGGAATTAGAACAATGACATTATACGAGATTGACAGTGCAATTATGGATTGCGTAGACGAAGAAACAGGAGAAATTATTGACCTTGAAAAACTTGAGGCTCTCAACATCGAGAGAGACAAAAAAGTGGAGGGAATCGCGCTGGCGGTAAAGAATTATGCTGCAGAAGCAAAGGCAATCAAAGAGGAGGAGGAAAAACTTGCGAAACGCCGTAGAAGTTGCGAGAACGCCGCACAGAGGTGTAAGGACTATCTGACCCATGCTCTTGACGGCGAAAAGCTCAAAACGGCAAGGGTAAGCGTATCCTACAGAAACAGCGAGTCTGTGACTATTGACGATTTAGGCAGCCTGACAGAGGAATACATCAGGATTCCGGAGCCGCAGGCAGACAAGACAGCGATTAAAAAGGCGATTAAAGCCGGGAAAAAGGTCACGGGGGCACACATTGAGACCTCAAAAAGCGTGATTGTGAGGTAAGAAAGATGGGAGATGTTTACACAAAGTTACAAACAATTCAGGCAGAATTAAAGGTGCCCAAGAGTAAATACAGTGAGTATGGCGGCTATAGTTACAGGAGCTTAGAGGACATCTATGAGGCAGTAAAGCCTTTATTGGACAGGGAAGGCTTAATATTAGCCGTAAACGACGAAGTTATTATGCTGGGCAACCGATTTTACATAAAGGCGACAGCGATTTTAAAAGACATAGAAAGTGAGGGCAGTTTTTGCACTACAGCATACGCCAGAGAGGAAGAAAGCAAAAAAAAGATGGACGCAGCACAAGTTACCGGGTCAGCATCGAGCTACGCGAGAAAATACGCATTAAATAGTTTGTTTCTTCTGGACGATTCCAAAGATGCGGATACAGACGAATATAAACGCAACGAGGTTGTCACAGAGAAAGAAGCAAAACGGCTCTATGATCTGATGCAAAAAAAAGGAATGACAGAAGTCCAGATTAAAGAATGGGCAAGTCAAAGAGGTTTAAAATCACTGTATCAGACGACACAGCAACAATATGCTGAAGCCATGAAGGAATTAGGACTGAAATAGCATGGATTTAACTGGAAAAATAAAAAACTTAGCAGTGGATTATTTTAGCAAAAAGATAACAGTTACCCTGGAAATCAACGAGGCGGAGCGGTTTATAAAGGGCGTGGACGAGCTGAAAAAGCTGGAAAAGTTGTCCATAATAATTAAACCGTTCCGCAAGAAAAGAAGCCTGTCGGCAAACGCCTATTTCCATGTCTTGGTCGCCAAAATAGCGGAGAAAGTCGGTACGAGTAAGGCAGAAGCCAAAAATTTGATGATAGGCAGATACGGACAGCCGGAGCTGATAAAAGGGGACATAGCAGTTTTAAAAACCAATGTTCCGACCGATATCATGTATAAAAAAGAGGACGTTCACACGGTTGCGATAGGACGGCGGCTAGAAAAAGGCAAAGAGGTAGTGTTTTACAGGCTCATGAGAGGCTCACATACCTACGACAGCCGGGAAATGAGTGAGCTAATCAAAGGAACAATACAGGAAGCGGAAGACTTAGGAATCGAAACGCTAACACCAAGAAAATTGGAACAAATACTAGGAAAATGGAAGCCAAGAAAGGAAGAAGAGAAATGAAAAAATTTGAATTAACAACAGAATTTATCACAAATATGTTTGGAAAAAAATTATTTAGAATTAAAGCGCTGGTTGAATTTGGAAACGTGAAAGCTGGAGAACTTGGAGGATATGTAGAGAAAGAGGAAAATGTATCGCAAGCCGACAATGCATGGGTTTCCGGCGATGCAGAGGTTTTCGGAAACGCAAAGGTGTACGACAATGCATGGGTGTCCGGCGATGCAAGGGTGTCCGGCAATGCATGGGTGTCTGGCGATGCAAGGGTGTACGACAATGCAAGGGTGTACGGCGATGCAAGGGTGTACGACAATGCAAGGGTGTACGGCGATGCAAAGGTTTTCGACAATGCAGAGGTTTCCGGCAACGCATGGGTTTACGGCGACGCAAGGGTTTACAGCGACGCAGAGGTTTCCGGCAACGCAGAGGTTTCCGGCAACGCATGGGTTCGCGGCAACGCAAGGGTTTACGGCGACGCAAGGGTTTCCGGCAACGCATGGGTTTCCGGCAACGCAAGGGTTTCCGGCAACGCATGGGTTTACGGCGACGCAGATTATGCATTAGTACAGGGCTTCGGAACAGAATTCCGCTGCACAACTTTTTATAGGGGCAAAAATAAAAAAATAATGGTTAATTGCGGGTGTTTCCATGGAGACTTGGAAGGATTTAGAAAACAGGTAAAAGAAACACGAAACGGAAAAATAGCAAAAGAATACCTAATGATTGCTGATTTAATGGAATATCATTTCACAAGCGAGGATTCTAGCGATGAATAGCGTACTACAAACTAAAAAAGAGTGTTTTTTCTGCAAAACAACCCAAAATTTACATAGGCATCACGTCTTATATGGCAGCAGCAACAGAAAACAAGCCGAAAAGTATGGTTTTACAGTTTATTTATGTTTAAATCACCATACCAACGGCGGCGAGGCAGTGCATCGCAATCCCAACGGACCACTAGACAGGTACCTCAAGGAGCTGGCGCAGAAGTACTGGGAGGAGAACAACGGAACGAGGGAAGAATTTATCAAAACATTTGGGAGGAATTACCTGTGAACAAATTTAAAAATAAAAAGATTTTTACGACAGCCGGAAAGTTTGACAGTAAAAAAGAAATGCATCGCTATTTAGAACTGGCGGCGATGCAAGAAGCGGGGAAAATTACAGGATTAGAGCGACAGGCTAGATACATCCTTATAGGCAGCCAGAAACGAGAGGATGGCACTACAGAACGCCCCGTATCATATACAGCAGATTTCCGCTACACAGACAAAGAGGGAAAGATTGTTGTTGAGGACGTAAAATCCCCGCGCACAAGAAAAAATCCGGAATACATCATCAAGAGAAAGCTGATGCTTGAACGGTATGGCATCACGATCAGGGAGGTGGCGTAATGAAAAAAACAGGAGACTCAGAAGCAAGAAAAGCGGCGAAAATACTCAAGAAGTACTGCAACGAGCATAAATATTGCCGAAATTGCCTTTTTGCGGTAGGAAAGGAGGGCGCGGCTTGCCTGCTAGTAAATAAATTGCCGTTTGACTGGGTAAGATATTAAAGCTGGACACCCTCCGGGGTTAAGGATAGATACACATTACAGAAACACGTTAACGGTTCCATGAGGAGCTATATGCCATTGATTCCTCCGGATTTATTCCGGAGGGGAAAGGAAAGAAAATGAAAGTAGAAGAAATGCAAAACAGTGAAGTGGAAGACTATTTGTTAGAACATTTAGAAATAGGCACATTGTTTGGTAAATTAACAGAAACGGCGGATGAATTGTCTAAAGCCGCAACGATGCGTGCGACAATTATGGGATTTAACCCAACCCCAGCGGAAGTGTTAAAAGCAGAGGCTGCTTTACGTAAAAATATGGCAGAAGTTATATTGATTTGTGAAATACTAGCCTGCAACACAGACGCGTGGGACGATGTTAAAGACACACAAGAAGAAATAGCGAGAAAATGGGTTGAGTTAATGATGAAGGAGGAAGAGAAATAAAAATGCCATACGGGCTGAAAGACGAAGATTTTGCTAAAATACAAAACAAAATAGCGAAAAAACTATATGAAATACCAAGCCTTGACCGAGCTGCATTCTTGGTGGAATGCACAGAGCAGGAACTAAGGGAAGCAATGAGCGAACTACGCAAAACACCCAAATCAAAAGGGAAAATTGAAGCCGTAGAAAGGGAGTTGAGAAACAGAGGAAACAAAAACAAAAAAACAAAGTTTTTCCCAAGCGACCTGGCGAAAAAGAGATTTGTGAGGGAGTGGACGAAAGCGTGCGGAAGAATAAGGGGGAATGAATAATGACATTAGAAGAGGCGATTGGGATTTTAGAAAAGGATATACACACAGACCCACCAAAAAGTGCAATTACGGCAAGAAAACATGATAAAGCCATATTGATGGCACTCAAAGCATTGGAAAAGCAGATTTCCAAGAAACCTATTGAAAGATTCACAGGCAATGAATATGTATGCGAGTGCCCGATTTGTCATGGCATAACGTATACACCAAATGAAGTGGAGATTCAAAGTATTCAATATTGTTCTTGGTGCGGCCAGAAATTAGATTGGAGGCATAAATGAGCGATAATACAATCGAACCGGATACATATATGGGTTTAGCACAACAATACATAAAAAATGAAATAAGTGATGAGGAGTTTACGAAGCGGTGTAACCGACTGAAAAGGATACCAATGAAGACCTACGTGAGCATATCAGAAAAATTTATGCAGGGTGAAATAAGTGAGGAAGAATTTGTAGAGCGGTATAACCGATTGGTTGAGCAGGAAGCTGAAAAACACTGGGAACCGGTCGAACCACATGAACATATATAAAGGAGTGATAAAACTATATGAAACAGCTTAGCCTTGAAGATATCAATCTTGATATGATTCCGATTAATGTTCTGCAAGATGTTGATAAGCGAATAGCTGACTGGAGAGCGGCCGGAGGCAAAGACTCCGATGCATACATCCAGAATCAGTTAAGATATTTAAAACGAGTCGAGTTGATGGCAAACAACGCCACGGATACGCTCACATATTTTTAAACAGGAGGAAATAACAAGTTTATTTGTAAAGCGAAAAAACGTATAGAAGCATGAAGACAAGAAAGGAAAAAAGAAATGAGTATATTTAAAAGGAGGAAGAAAGATGTTAACTGCTGTATATGATACAAGGCGTTCTACCGACGTAATGGAAATTCAGAAGGATGCTCAATATTTGAAAGAAGAAATGACTGGTTGTATATACAGGCACTTCAAAGGAGGATTATATATCGTAACGGACGTTGTAGTAAATTCCGAGTCTCTTGAAATAGAAGTGATATACAAAGACTTTACACCTTCCCAGCTTACATGGAGTAGAGATTTAAAACAATTTTTTTCGGGAGTCAATACAACAAAGTACCCTGACGCGCTACAAAGAGTGAGGTTTAAAAAAGTTGGAAGAAACGGGGAGATAGAACGATGAGCATATTTGATGTAGCAATGACTGCAGACAATGAAAAAGAAATAAGAAGAAAGTTGGAGGAGTAAATATGAGTGAAAAGATTTGTGGAGCAGTTATATTGGCAATAATATATTTGTTGCTTGCATGGAAAGCAAGTGATTTATGGAGGAAGTGATATGAGTACAGTAAATAACGTGATAAGTAACGTGATGCCTATAATATGGGCAGCGATTGCTTTACTGGAATGGATGGCGGCAGAAGAAAAAGAAGATAAGATTTATGCAGCAGTAATGATGATATTAGCGATGATTACGCGGAGGTAAGAAAATTGAGCAATCCCAAACACGACTGGTATGGACACGCAGTAAAGCAGGTAAAAAAATACCCAGACAAACTGATTGCAGAAAATACAGCCCAGTCAGCCCTATGGATGTACGCTATCAACAAGGCGATAAAGCAAACAGAGGGGATGGACAACGGCGAGGACAGAATGAAAGCCGTACAGCTGGTGTATTTCGAGGATAGATACACGATAACAGGGGCGGCGAATAAGCTCGGATATGCAGAAATGACTATACGTAGATGGCTTAGTGCTTTCGCCAATTTGGCTGGGAAATATGCAGGATATTAGAGGGGGAGAATTCCCTCCCTCTCTTTTTTATGTTTGTCTAACACGGCTTAAAAAATGTCGTACAATACACTTGTACGGACGAGTACTGGTAACTTTTTGTGAGACATAACCTCCTCATCTTTTTGTGGTAAAAGTGTAAACTCTCACCCGCGTAAAAGAGAGTACGTAAGACACCTATCCCACGGTGCCTTACGTTCCATACAGGTTGCGGGTCTACAAGTGTTTAGGGACCAGCCGCTTATTAGTCTTACCCCGGCGGCTGTTAAGGTGCAATTCCTTATACTTGTATCTAGTTGCGCTATGCAACTGGTGTAAACGATTTTTTTTATATTTTCTTTCCTTTCATATAACCCCGTAAACAATTCATTACGGGGTTATGGTTGTATTTAGGAGGTGACCCCAAATGGGATAAGTAAATACCAGGAGTGGCTGACCAAAGAAGGGTTGCTAAAAATAGAGGGATGGGCACGAGATGGATGCACAGACAAAGAGATTGCGGCAAACATCGGTATTAACCCAGATACCTTGTATACATGGAAGAAAAAATTTCCAATTTTAGCCGATACCTTAAAAAAGGGAAAAGATGTTGTGGACAGGCAAGTGGAAAAAAGCCTGTTGCAACGGGCGTTAGGATACAGCTACGAGGAGACGAGCGAAAAGTACGAAGGCGGAGTAATGACGGAACGAAAAGTAACAAAGAAGCACGTTGCGCCGGATACAACAGCACAGATATTCTGGCTAAAGAACAGAAAGCCGGAACAGTGGCGAGATAAGCCGCAATCAGAAAGCGCAAGCGATAAAGCACTGGCAAAAGCTATTGAGATTCTTGGGGGTGTCAATAGTGTCATTGACTAGCAAACAGGCAGAATATCTACAAGGTTGTAACCATCGTTGGAACGTAAAGACTGGGGCGACAGGCTCTGGGAAATCGTTTGTAGACTACGCAATCGTAATTCCTCAACGTCTGACACATCTAAAAGGATTAGGGCTTGCTGTGATGCTAGGTAACACCAGAGGCACGCTACAACGTAACATACTTGACCCCATGCGAGAAATATGGGGTGAGGAGCTAGTTGGCGAAATACGCAGTGACAACACAGTACAGCTATTTGGCAAAAAAGTATATGCACTAGGTGCCGATAACAAGAAGCACGTTGCAAGAATACAGGGAGCAACGATTGAGTATGCTTATGGCGACGAGGTGACAACGTGGAATCAAGAAGTTTTCGAAATGTTGAAATCCCGTCTCAGGACGTCACACAGTCATTTTGATGGCACTTGCAACCCGGCGGGACCAAAGCACTGGTTTAAGGGCTTTCTGGATTCCGATGCAGATATATTCCAGCAGGCATACAACATACATGATGGCTGCCTACCCCCGGCGGTAGTAGACGAACTGATAAAAGAGTACTCCGGGACACACAGGTATCAACGATACATACTAGGCAACTGGGCAGTAGCAGAAGGGCTTGTGTACGATATGTTTTCGGAAGTAAGACACGTCTGCAGAGCAAAGACCAGCGGAGAGATAATTGTTAGCTCCGACTTTGGTATGCAAAACGCCACCGTCTTTTTAATCTGGCAGAAAAGAGTGGATACCGGCAACTGGCACTGTATAAAAGAGTACTACTATTCAGGCAGAGAAAACAACCGAATGAAGCCAGTCAGTGAGCTAGTAAAAGGGCTAGAGGACACACTAAACGGGCAGAAAGATGATTTAGTCATTGTTGACCCATCCGCCGCCGCTCTCATCGTGGAGCTACGCAGTAGAGGGCACAAGGTCAAAAAGGCGGATAACACTGTTAACGATGGGATAGCAGACGTTGAGACGATGTTGACACAAGACAAATTATCGTTTGACCCGTCTTGTACGCACACGATCGAGGAGTTTGGCATCTATGCATGGGACCCAACAGCGGCTGACAAAGGCAGGGATGCAGTTATAAAACAGTCAGACCACGCAATGGACGCTATCAGGTATCTTGTAAAAACAAAAAAACTCGTCAAGCGCAGCCGAACAAGACAATACAAATCAATTCTAGGGTGATAACAATGTATCTATCATATCAAGATTTTGTTGCCGCAAAAGACAAAGGGCAATTTATAAATCAGTTTATAAAATTCCACGAGAGTACGGGAGCATACAAAGAGGCGTTAAAAGCGGACAAGTATGACGCACAGGAAAATGAGACTATTTTACAGTTCCAGCGCGTCTATTACACTTTGTTGGGCCAGAAAAAGATAGATAATTTTTCGTCTAACGCACAGATATGCTCTAATTTCTTTCACAAATTAAATACACAGCGCTGTTCGTACAGCCTGGGAAACGGTGTCTTTTTTAATGACATGGGTGTCAAAGATAAACTAGGCAAACAATTCGACAGACGGATTAAAGAGGCGGCTTACAACGCATTAATTCACGGTCAATCTTTCCTTTTTTGGAATGTGGACCACGTGCACGAATTTCCTTTTACGCAGTTCGCCCCGATGTGGGATGAAGACACAGGGGCATTGATGGCGGGCATAAGATTCTGGCAACTGGACGAGCAGAAACCGTTTAAGGTTGTGCTGTACGAGGTGGATGGCTACACAACCTACAGTGCAGAGAGTAAATTTGGAGAATTAAAAGAGACCGCTCCCAAACGGGCATACAGACAGAGAATTGAGACTGCAAACAATTTGGAACCCGAAATTATCGGAGAAGAAAATTATAGCAGTCTCCCTATTGTGCCGATGTTTGGCAACAAAAGGCATATAAGCACCCTGAGGGGAATGCAGTCAAAGATTGATGCTTATGATGCGGTACAAAGTGGTTTTGCCAATGATCTAGACGACTGTGCGCAGATGTACTGGCTAATTTCTAATGCCGACGGCATGACGGATGACGAGCTGGCAGAGTTTAGAGACCGGCTTAAATTTCAGCACATTGCAAAGGCTGAGGAAGGGCAGGTACAGGCATACACACAAGAGCCGCCATATACGGCCAGAAAAGAGTTTCTCACGCAGATGCGGTCGGAGATTTATGAGGACTTCGGGGCATTGGATGTACACGCCATAGCCGCCGGGGCAACAAACGACCATATCGACGCGGCATACCAACCGCTAGACGACAATGCAGATGATTTTGAGTACTTCGTGGGCGATGCGATTGAGAAGATTCTGGAGCTTGCAGGGATTGATGACGAGCCGCAATTTAAGCGAAACAGAATCAGCAACGAGAAGGAGCGTACAGATATGATTCTTGAGGCAGCAAACTATCTGGACGAAGAAACCATCCTAAAAAAATTACCGTTTGTCGCACCAGAGGAAGTGCCGGACATTTTGGCAAAGCTAGACGAAGAATCATATAACCGCTACACGGAGCCGATTGAACCCGATGCGCCGGAAGATATCCCGGAAGGGGATGAATAACTATGTATCCATCCGACAAGTGGACAGAGCAGGAGCTGCAAAAGTTAGAAAAGCAGCTGACAGACGTATATAAGCAGGCTGAAAAGGAGCTTGACGGCAAAGCGAGAAACTATTTTAAACAGTTTTCCCACCGGTACGCCAAAGAATATGCGGCATACCAGGCAGGAAAGTACACCAAGAAAGAGTTTAAAGCATGGCTGATAAATCAGTATGGCAGAGGGCAGAGGTGGGAAGCGCTGCGCGAGGACATGGCGCGGAGGCTGGCAGAATCGAACCAGATTGCCGCGGCGTACATCAACGAGAAGACCCCTCTTGTGATTGCCATTAATCATAACTTTGAGGCATATATGATTAAATCCCTTGTACCTGATAAACAGATAAAAGAGATTGGAGATATTGCTTTTAACCTAGTTGATGAACACACAGTTAAACGGCTGACGGTCAAAAAGCAGAAGATTCTTCCACCGCGCAGGGTACTAAAAAGCAAGGATGTGCACTGGAACAAGAAGAAATTGCAAAATGCACTACTGCAAGGAATTTTACAGGGCGACAGCATAAAAAAGCTCGCAGGGCGATTCCAAGACGTTACAGGCATGAATCATACTGCCGCAATTAGAAATGCCCGCACAGCGTTCACAGGGGCGCAGAACGGGGGCAGGCAGGCGGCATACGAGGAAGCCTATCAGATGGGAATTGATGTAGTTAAGCATTGGACAGCGACAAAGGATTTGAGGACACGAGACAGTCACAGAGCATTAGACGGTGAGGAAGTACCGTTTAACATGGCTTACTCCAACGGTCTCATGTATCCGGGAGACCCAAGCGGAATCCCGGCGGAAGTTTATAACTGCCGATGCACACAACGAACTGCACTACCTACCGAACTGGCACAACCGCGAATGATACGCGTCAGAAACCCAGAGACAGGTAGAAACGAGGTCGTAGGAGATATGACCTATTACGAATGGTTAGCAACGCAAAGGGGGCGAATATAATGGCGGATATTGATGTTGTGAGTCACGTGGACGAATTAATACTTAAAACCACCATGGCACTTGCAAGGGCATTAGAACAGGCAGGAGCCGCCGCAGAAGGGCACGCAAAAGACCTTTGCCCGGTCGATACGGGCGCATTAAGAAACAGCATTACGCATCGGACCGACTTGGAAAATCTCACGGAAATAATAGGCAGTAACGAAGAATATGCTGCCTATGTAGAGTTGGGAACTGGCGTGTATTACAAAGGAGGACGAAAGACCCCGTGGACTTATCAGGACGATAAAGGACAATGGCATATCACAAACGGTCAGAGGGCGCAGCCGTATTTAAAACCGGCGGCGGCAAATTACGCGAAAGAATATACAGCAATTATTGCAAACGAATTAAAAGGAGCGATGGGATAATGGACAGATTGTCTTTACTCGTCAAGGCAAAAGAAACGGCGGAGTATTTTACTGATAAAAAGTTTAAATACTCTCAGGGAGTGGCGAATAGCTGGGCAGGCGCAAAGAAAAAAAAGGTAAGTAATTGTGCATCATATGTTTGCTATTGTCTACAGCAATTAGGCATCCTCAAACCGGGACAACTGTTTTATTGCAACAGGAACGGAAGAGTTGTCTATAAGGGTGCTGGAACAAAAGCGGCTATATCAAAACGATATAGATTGATAAAAGTAAATAAATTACCCCGGGATTATAAAAACAAATTAAAACCGGGAGACATTTGCTTTTATCGCCTGCATACCAATATTTTTGCAGGGATAAACGAGAGCAATAAAATGGTGTGGTGGGATGCTGGAAAGGCTAGCACAAATACTAAAAAAGCAGGCGGAACATATAAAAAAATACATAGGATTATCAACGGAAATCAGAAGATTTTATATGTGCTGAGATGGAAAGGATGAGAAAATGACACAGAGGAAAATTATTGACGTGTCGGCATACAACGGCACAATCGACTGGAAGAAAGTAAAGAAATACGGTTGCGATGGTGCAATCATTAAGATTATCCGCAAGGATTTAGGCAAAGATAAAAAATTTGAAGAGAACTATAAAAAGTGTGAGAAATTGGGTATCCCATGGGGCGTGTATAACTACACATACGCTACTACAGTGGCAAAAGCCAAGTCGGACATGGAGCTTGTGTGCGACATCCTCGACAAGGCCAGCAAGAAACATTTTAAATACGGCATTTGGTTTGACATCGAGGATAAAGTGCAGGCAGGGCTAAGCAAAATAAAGATTGCCGAGATTATCAATGCGGCACAGACTGTCGTTGAGTCAAGAGGCTATAAATTTGGTGTTTACACCGGGATGTCGTATTTTTCGGAGCATATTGATAAAAACAAGGTCAAGTGTAAAAACTGGTGGATTGCACGTTATTACAAAGGCTATAACCGCATGGCATTTAAAGCGACACCAAACAAATCTTATAAGCCTACAAACGTAGCCGACCTTATGGTGTGGCAATATACTAGCTCTGGCGTGTTTCCAGCCAAGGCTTCAACCGGCAACGGCGGCAAGTTTGATTTAAATATTTTGTATCACGACTTCCCGGCGACGGTGCAGAAGGAAGAAACAGCAAAAAAGGTTAAATACACTGGTAAATTCCCTAAATTGCCACCACGAGGCTATTACACATTTTTAGACGGTATCACAGTGTTAGAAGGCACAAGAGGGGAAATTGAAAAATTGCAGAAGTTTTTAAACTGGGCTATCAGCTCGAAATTAGAAATTGACGGCAAATACGGAGAAAAGACGGAAGATGCGGTAGATATTTTTCAGTCGAAATGTAAATTAAAAATTGACGGCAAATTTGGGAAAAAATCCCTTAAAGCTGCAAAATTATTTAGTAAGTAATCACGAAGTACTGTGATTTACATATAAAGTCATTTAGGGAA